TAATCATGGCAGATATGTTTGATAAAGAAGAGTTAAGTATTGTTGGTGGATTATTCCCAAATGCTTTAGCAACTGCAGAAGCAGAGAAGTTGGCACAACAAGAACTTGCCTATAAGCGCTTTAGCGGTGCTGCCGGTACACAAAATCCTTTTGCTGGTCTTGCTGGTTTATCAGGGATGTTTGCAACCGCTGGAGGACAAGAACTTCGTGGTTTAGCTGGCGCACAAAGCCCAACAATGCAGTTAGTGTCTTTGCGTGACCGAGCCGCTAAACAGTTTGATACTAGCACTCCTGAAGGATTAGTACAGATGGCTCAATTCTTAAATCAGCAAGGCGATGCCGCTGGTGCAAGACAGGCTATTATGGTGGCACAAGGTCAAAACCGCAGAGGTTTAGAAGCTGAGAAACTACAGGGAGAAATAGGAATTCAAGGTCGTGAGATTAAAGAAATTGGTGTAAGTCCTGAACTTGTGCAAAAAGCTGTAGTTGATAAAAATGGAAATGTAATTAGAACTCTTGGTTCTCCTTATAGTCGTTTTACAAGCAAACAAAACATTAGTGTTGATGCTAAAGGCGAAACTAAGTTTGTTGAACAACTAGGTAAGAATGATGCAGAAACAGTAACCGAAGCAATGAAGACAAGAGCGACTGCTTTGTCAACTATTGGGTCATTACAGAAATTAAACTCATTAAACAATCAAGAACTAATTAGTGGTACTTTTGCTACTGGTCGTGTTGGTGCAGCTAATTTATTAAATACTCTTGGATTAGCGTCTCCAGCCGATGTTACAAGAATTGCAACTTCACAGCAATATGATAAAGTTGCTAAAGATGTTATATTTCAAACACTGGGCGGTAAACTTGGTGCTGGCTTCTCTAACGAAGACCGTAGATTTATTGAAGCACTTATTCCACAACTTGAAACAAGCCCAGAAGCCCGGAGACAACTTATTAGTTACATGGTTGGGAAAAATCAACTTATTGTTGACGAAACAACAAGACTTGAAAATTATGGTCGTGCTAATAAAGGTCTTGGTGGTTTTGATTATAAGATTCCAAGAGAAACTATTGCTCCTCCAAGTCCAGCAACAAAACCACAATTCACTCGTGACCAGTTAGAAGCAGAAAAAGCCAGAAGAGGACTTCAATGAGCGATATTACAAAACTATCGGACGATGAACTTAGACAGCGATTAGCTAGTAATCAGTATGTTGGTTTTGCTGAGAAATCAGTATTAGATACTTCTCCTACATCATTTACTGATATTGCAAAAAACACTCTTGAATCTGTTGCAAAAGGCTCAGCTAAAGGAATTATTGATTTAGTTGGTGGTTATGAATCATTGTATAACTATCTTCAGGCTGATAAAAATCCTGAAGCATTTAAACCTTCAAGAATTTTAGGTGCAATAAAAAATATTACTGGTATTAATTTAGAATCGGCACCATACACAACACCATATAATATTGCAGCAGCTGGCGCACCCGCCGCAGCGCTAACCGCCGTTGGTGTTCCCGGTTTATTTAAAGGAGGTCCTGTTTCTGCCCCAGCTAAAGAATTTGCTGTCGCTGGTGCATTGGGCGGAACAGCTCCGTTAATCACTGAATCACCTTTCGGTCAAGCAGCAATTCAAATTAGTCCTTATGCAGCTAAGGGTGGGTTTACAAGTATCCAAGGCGCAGCAATGCGTCCACAAGGAGCATTCCCGCCTGTATCTGAAACTCAAGCATTATTAAATGTTGGTCCTATGACACCGGGTCAGTTAACATTAAATCGCCAACAACTTGCAACTGAAGCCCGTGTTGCTGCTTCTCCAAAAGCTGCTGAAGCTCCGGGATTCTTTAAACAACAGGCAGAATCTGTACAAACTTATTTAGATGATTTGTTTACTCGGTCTACACAAAAGACATTAAATCCTGAAGACTTAACTCAATCGGTATTGACATCTTTTCAAAACTATGGAAAAGCATTGTCTACAAGATTGCGTTCTGATGCAAATAAAGACTTTAATGCAGCCAAGAGAGCTGGTGGAGAAATCAATACACAACCTGTACTTGATGTTGTACAAACTAGGCTACAAGGTATTCCTCCAGAAACACCCGGTTTTGAGGGCTTACGCAGTGCATTAGGTCGAATTGCAGATGAGTTTACTATTCCAGAAGTCCCAGCTTCAGTAACTCCTAGTGCCATTATTGGTCCAACAGGACAGCCTGTGGATGTTAAGGTTGTTCCCGGAACACCTGCTCAAGCACAAAAAATTAGCATTGATAGACTTCAAAAGAATCTATCGGCATGGGGCGAAGCCGCTTATAGCGGTAAAGCAGATTTTGGAAAAGGTAATATATTTGAAGGTGTTGCTCCCGGACAAGCTAAAGCAATTTCACTTGATGTGTTGCGTGGCTATAAACAAGCACTTGATGATGCAATTCAAAGCGGTGTTCCCGGCGCCGATAAATTAGTTCAAGCTCGTGATAATTTTGCAGGTAATATTAGACGAATTGAGGAGTTTGCGAATCGTCCATTAGTTAAAGCATTTGATGTTGAAAGAGCTACGGATTTAGTCCCAGAACAAGTTATTACTAAACTAAAAACTGCTCCTGACTCACAACGGGCAATTCTGATTGATGTCTTACAAAACAACCCAGATGCGTCTGTCATTTTAGATACTATTAGAAGGTCTACTTTTGATGATATTTTAAACAAAGCAAAAGCAACTGGAGCTGCAGCTACTGCACCTGAGTTTAATATTGATGTTGCTTTAAAAGAACTTAATAAAAAAGAGAATGATTTTAATTTCTTATTTAAGACTAAACAAGAATTGAATGATGCAAGACTAGTGTTAAACTATATGCGTCGTGCAGTTCAGAGCGAAACTGGTGGGGCTGCGGCAGGAATGGCTGGAAGCACTGCTTATGCGCTAACTAAAGCAGGTGGCGGAAATACGCAGTTAGCAAACGCCAGTAAAGAATTAACAGATGTGTTAAGAGATAAAATTACTAATTCTGCTGATTTTTCTGCAGTGTTGTTTAATCCTGATTCTAAAGATGCACTGTTAAAACTAGCAAAAGGTAAAACAACTCTAGGTGTTATTCAAGACGCAACAAAGGTAATTGGTAAAACTGCTGGAATTGTAGCTCTTCGAGGTGGTCCAATGTTGTCAGTAGAGCAAGCACCAAAAGAAGCTGTAAATGCTCAACCTCAGACAGGAGAAGTATCTGTCCAGTCTTTATCTGATGAAGACCTAAAAAAACTGTTAGAAGAACAACAATAAGAATATGATTATATGTCAGACCAATTTGGTTTTATCGAAGGAGCAAAGTCTGTAACCAGTAGCATGGATGCCAGCCGTGAGGCTAGTAAGTCCATCACTAAAAGTATTACCGATGTACAGAAAGACGCTGCAGCAGTAGCACAGCAAAAGGACTTAGAGCGTAAGAGACAGATAAGAGAAGCTCAGGTCTTTAAAGAGCAGTATTTCAAACGAGCAATGATGGAATGGCAACGCCAAGAAACCATCCGCATCGAAGAAGCTAAAGTCAAAGCTGATTTCATAAGAAAGCACGGCGCTAAACGCTGGAGTGAAATCGAATCCATTAAACAAAAAATAGAGAAACAAGATAATGAACTTAATCGAGAGTTTAAACAAGATTTGGCAAAGGTTCGTAGAGCAATGTTCATGTGCTATGCAGTGGCTGCGGTCATTGCTTGGTATCTAACTTGGGGGTATAAACAATAATGTTACCATTAATGGCACTATTCGATGTTGGGATGAAAGTTCTAGACAAATTTATTCCTGACCCCGAAGCTAAGGCTAAGGCTCAAAAAGAACTCTTACAGATGCAACAAGAAGGTAAACTAGCTGAGTTACAAGCTGATAATATAGAGGCACAAGAACTCACTAAACGACACGAAGCAGACATGGCTTCGGACTCTTGGTTATCAAAGAACATACGACCGATGACTCTAGTTTTTATTCTGTTTGTCTACTCAGCATTCGCTACGATGTCCGCATGGGACATTGAAGTCAACAACAACTATGTTGAACTATTAGGTCAATGGGGAATGCTTATTATGTCTTTCTACTTTGGTGGTCGTACTCTGGAGAAGATAATGGACATGAAGAAGGATAAGAAAGATGAACCTAAGCCCTAACTTTACCCTAGAAGAACTAACCCACTCTGAAGTAGCAGAGCGTAAGAACCTAGATAATACCCCTAACGCCAGTGAGGTTGCTAATTTAACTAGACTAGCAGCCTTGCTAGAGCAGGTTAGAACCCTCCTAAACAAGCCAATAATGATTAATTCTGGCTTTAGGTCTAAACCAGTCAATGACTCTGTCGGTAGCAAGGATACTAGCCAACATAGGATAGGTTGTGCTGCTGATATTAGAGTCCCCGGAATGACCCCTAAACAGGTCGTAGAGGCGTGTTTGGCTTCGGATATACCCTTTGACCAAATCATCGAAGAATTCGGCTCTTGGACGCATATAAGCGTTCCTAACGCTACTTCTGACAAGCCCAGAAGACAAGCCTTAATTATTGATAAGGCTGGTACTAGGAATTTCGTGTAACACAATGTCGGTATTTATTAAGATTTACTGACAATTTGTACATTATCAGAAACAAAAAAACCCCGCCGAAGCGGGGCTATAAAGACACACTTAGGGGTTAAATCTCACAGCCTCCTGCAGTACAGCTCAAAGTCTGAGCGCCTTCAACATTATCGTCATACTCTTTAAAGTTCTCCCAGTCTACGGCATTGGGAACTAAGGCTTTTAACTTGTTGTAAGTCTCTTCATCACACTCTTCATAAGGTGCTTGTTTGTAAGTACCACCATCCATCGGTAGGAAAGACACTCCAGTCACTTCATCAAAGTGTCTAAACACCCACGCACCGACATCCATCCATTCGTCTTCACGCACTGAAATGGTAACAGATGGCTTATGCTCACAATAGTGTCGCTGGAACAGTAGCCACAGGCGTAAGTGCTGAATAGCTGTCAAATCCTCACGCAACAGACCGCCCTCGTCTACCTTAACTGGAAAGCTAAAAACAGTAGTAGAGTCTGGTTTCAAATAGCAAGGCTCACCGACAAAGCCAGAGGAAAGCATAAACTGTGTTAATGGGTCTTTGTTATCAGCCCGAACACGCCGTATGTAATACTTGCTATGCTGAGGATGAATCCCAGAAGCAGTACTGCAAAGCTGAGAAACGGTTCCTTCTGGTTTGATAGCAGTAACCGCCACAGACTGATTAATACCAATAGCTGCAGCAAATTCAATATTAGTAGTGATAGCCACATCTCGTAGTCTCTCCAATCGTGCAGGTAAGTCCTCATCATCAGGATTATTCAGTAATTTATTGTCACAGATACCAGTCATGGAGACACCCAATAACGCCTCTTCCTTGGTGTTCTTTTCCCAAATCTTACGCAGATAAGGAAACTCTGTTAGCGATGCTTGGAATGTGCCAAGAATCGTTGCCAAGCGAATCTTATTCTCCAAGGTAGATACAGTATCGTAGCTACGCACAATACAACTGGAAAGATTACAAAACTGATAAGGACGAAGAATAATTTCGCTACAGGGATTAGTGCCAAAAGCATAGGTTTCGTCTCTGCGACCATTCTTTGCTGCCTGTTTCTGAGATGCTTCACGATTGAATATTCCTCGCTCACCAGAGTGTGATTCATAAATACTTGTCCATTCACGCATAAACTGACCGATACTAGGTGTTTCGGCATAGGTGGCAGAGTTATTGGCTAAGGCTCGTTGCCCTTGACCATCCCACCAGTTACCTGCTTTAGCGTGTGCCATCTTGTCGTCGGACAAATCAGACAAGGAAATCATTGCACTGCGTCTGACTCCACCCACAACAACAACTTCCCCGATTTTGCACAGAATATCGTGACACTCAATGGACGACAAACGACGACCAACCGCCCCTCTAAACTTGGCAATAGTGAACTTAAAAAGTTCTTCCAAAGGTCCGGGTCCAGAAGCACGACCTCCGAATACTTTGAGTCTAGCTCCGGCAGGTCTAACTTTGGATAAGTCATACCTTGGAACTTCACCAGAATATAATAAAGCAATGAGCTGTCTAAGTGATTTAGCCCATCCTTCTTTAGAATCCGACACCACAATAGTAGTTTGACTAGCAAACAACTGCTCAGGGACTTCAGGTAGTTTAGAAACATATTGTTGCTCCACAGAGAAACCGACACCAGTGCCACAGAGAAGAATGTACATCGCTTCGTCAAAGGCTTTGGGGTCATCAATTGGTAAATATGAACAGTTAAAAGCGGCAACATTCTGACGCTCCAGTGCTGGTCCTGCTGTCATCACGGCTCTCATTGATGGAACCACTTCAAGATTAACAACAGCAGTTTCTAACTCTTTGCGTAATTCAGGTGATAAGGTATAGTTCTGTTTTTTCTTTAAATGCTCCGTCATGAAATCAAAATATCGTGCTACAGTTTCACTCCAGTGTTCTCTGCGACCTTTATCGTCAAGATAGCGGCTGTATCGTGATTTAGCGATAAAGGTATTGTAGGGACTCATTGTGTATTGTGTCATTCTTATTTAACTTCCTGTTCTAGTTTATCGGCATATTCTTCAATCTTATCAGAAAACATTTGGACGATTTCTTCACTGCTAATATCCAGCAATTCTAGCAATGTGATTTCGTCCAATTCTTTAAGACGCTCTTTAATTTCGTGAAGCAGCAATGGCATCTTTCTCTTTCTTAATAAGGTACTCTAAGTAGTGTTTGGCTTTCTCTAGGTCTTCAACTCCATTCTTAAATTTATAGCGAAGGATGTATTTTACCACATTTCCAGCCCAGTAGTCAAGACCCCATTCTTCAATGATTTCCCAAGGCTGGTGAGCTTTCTTGTAGTGGTTGCCGCCAACCTGTCTAGCAAGGACATCACCGGAGTCTTCCATTCCTTGTTGATATTTTTCAATGACTTGCCCTAGTGTTTGTGGCTGAATATAGCCAAACGGTGTTGGCATTGCGACTGGACTATCATCCATAATATTTCACCTCCGCTGATTTTTTAATAGACTTTGTTCCTTGCGACCAAGTTCCGCAATCTCGACACTGATAGCGTTGATACGTTCCTGTAGTAGATATAGCACTGCCTCTTTTTTGCAGATTCGTCGAAGCACAATTCGGGCAATGGTGTCCATCCAAGAAGAGATTGTGATTAGGATGAGACTTAATCCAAGGAAGAAGAGTGCCGTACAGCGACTCAAGTAAAACGACATCTTGTATATTGTACTTCTCCATACGCTTCCACGCATCTTTATCTCCGTTCATGCACTTGACCCACAACTCGTGTCCTTCGTGTTCGTGTTTCTTTCCTAATCCTAAGCGTTGTGCTACATAGTCCAGCTTGTTACTAGGAAACCTAAAATTGCTACGAACAACACGCAATAGGTCAATTTGTTTATAAGGCGATGGTGGATTAAAATGATGTAGTAAGAATTCCTTGTTAAGTGTAGGAATATCAAACTTAGTACCATTATAATGAACCACAGCATCTGCATCGTTAAGAAGGGCATGAATTCCTTTCAGCATTGTCTTTGGTCTTGATTGATGTACAGAATCAAACAGTACATCTTTCTGTCCTAGCCACTTTGCTGCGTAGCACAGGACATAAGAAGACTCCATCAACTGATTGATACTGACATTCTGTTGCCAAAGACCCCATACATGAGCTGTGTTAGGACTTGACTCAATATCAAGCAGTAAGATTTTCAAGACCATTCCTTATCTTCATCAGACTTCTCAAAGTCGAGTTCTTGCTGAGTATCAGGATTTTCAATACTATACTCTGCTGCTCGTGATAACATATATCCATGATTGCTAATAAACCGAAGTTTGTTTTTTACATCATAGCCATAAATACCACTTAGAAAGTCTGCAAAGTCAAGCATCACCGAAGTCCATTCTGTATCCGACGAGTGAGCCACCGTCATCTCCATAGATTTCTCTTTTGGATAACCATATTGTGTGCCTTCGTCATCGTACTCAGACTCAAAGCTAAATCGATAAGTATTAGTTAAATCACTCATTGTATTTCCTTTCTATCTTGCCATTAAATTAAATAAAACTTCTGCGTCAATTACTGCTAAAGGTTTACTGCCATTTTGCTTGACAATTACAATCGGTTCATAATCGCCGTGTGACTTTGCTTGTTCGTAGTACTTATACACTGCCACCTTTGCTAACGATTTACATTCAATTGATGCTGGAATTTCATCTTTAGCAAACTGAGACATTACAATGTCTTCACCGTGACTGCCCATCGGACAACTGCGTAAATCGAGTTCGCTTAGTTGCGGATACCTTTTTAACAACTCTTTTACTACCCACTTTTGCAGGTTTCGTCCCTTTGCTTTCGCTGACTGTGGCTTCATTTAATACCTTTCTATCTTTAATCCATGCTTTGGGAATGTGCATCCGAGCATTGGTTTCGGTGTCCGACCATGTAGACGCAATGCAGATTGCTTCATCGGTTTCATGGACTAGAAACCCAACAGTAATGCACTGGTGAATCTCTGCTTTAACTTTCTCTTCCCATCCGGAGTCAGCAACAGCATCAATCCATGAGATTTGAATTATATCTGGGGTAACTGCCACAGTTCATTTTCCTTTCGTTGTAACCACAATAATTGTCCATTTTCTAATACACGCTTTTCATCGCCGTCATACGCTTTTAAGACAGCGCTGTAGAGTTCTTTTTCATTGGTACAGTCTGCTAGTATCTTCTTTGCTTTAACAGGACCAATGCCTTTTAATCCAATGATGTTATCAATCCTATCGCCAGTCAGTATCTGTGTATAGAAAGCTACCAAGCCTTCAAATTCTGAGACATAATACTTTTGTTGTTTGCGATAGTTGTAATGCCAACCTCTAAACTGGTTTAAATCCTTATCAATATGAACCATGATGGTTTCGTCTTCAGGCACTGCATAAGCAGCAATGCCAACTGCGTCGTCGGCTTCAATTCCTTTGACGACAGTGAAACCCCACGATGTAACTAAATGACATCTAAGTGCTTGAAAATGCACAGGTTTCTCTGATATGCGTTGCCCTTTGTAGGGCGCAGTTACCGCTAAAGTATCTCGAAAGTTGCCTTTACCAGTCAGAAATCCTTTATAGTCTTCACAATCTAAATCCATACATAACTCAACCATTGTCTGCTCAAGTCGTGAAATTGCAATAGGCTCCTCTACATCATTGCTAGAGAAGCCTACTGCGTAGATTAACGAATCAGCGTCAATCAGTGCTGTTATCACAGAATGTCATCATCCATGTTTTCGTCAGCAGTAACGCCATCGGCGCTGTACTTAACTAAATCAGTAATAACAATCTTTGCTAATGAAGCTGAAACACCATTCTTGTTCTTCCACTTCCACTCGTAAGGCTTGATGAGTGCAACTGCTTTAGAACCATTACCAACAGTATCCTTGATTTCATTGCCAGACTTATCGTACGGCTGGATAGCGTAGTTTGACTTCACAGTCAAGAACCAACCTTTCTCGGGCTTGTCCTCACGCTTTCGTGGTGCAAGACCGATAGCCTCTAGTGCCTTGACAGCGTTGTCTGATAGATTGGCTAAGTCGCATTGGAACTTACCACTCATTTCGTTAACACGGTCAAAGAAAGCCCATTGAACTTCTGCTTGAATTTTTACTGGTTTCATTTCCATAATACTCTCCTTATCTACAACTGGTTTTAGAAATACTGCAACTGCTATTATACAACAACTTACAACTATATGATTTCATTATATGAAATAGTTACTGTAATGTTTGAGTACTGTAATCAATACTGGCTTCCAGTGTACCATCCTCAATGTCAAGTAAAGCATCCTTTAATAATTCGTAGGTTTCTTCAAGGTCAAAAGAAGATTCTAAACTGTAAGTACCATTCTTGTAAGCGGTAACAACAGTCATCCCTAATATGTCTTCTTTATTTTTATCCATTAATGGGTCTCTTTCCAGTTATTACCTACACGATATTCGCCACTTAATGGACAGCGCATATTTAAAATTATACCAGCATCGGTAATCGCTTGTACACCAAGTTTACCTACTTCGTCTGCACGATTCTCTTCAACTTCTATTTGCCACTCATCATGGACATTGGCTACGAACTTATAATCAATCTGTGACTGGCGCAAACGCTTATTGAATATCACCAATGCTTGTTTCATTGCTATCGCACCAGCGCCTTGCAATAGCGTGTTGAGCGCTGAATGCTCCGAGCGAACGAGTAACTTGCGTCCGTCAAGACCCGGTAGCCACGCTTTCTGAGCATAGATACGAGAAACTTTTTCCCGCAGTTGTTTAAGCCTCGGCGTGTTGCGTAGAAAACTAGCAATGAGTGCTTGTCCTTCTTTCGATGAACCTCCAACAATTGACCCAATCTTGGTAGCTCCTGCACCATAGAGGAATGCATAGATAAAAGTCTTAGCTTGGTTCCTTGTCTCAAGCCCTGCTGCTTTCTGGTTTGTTGTGTGAATGTCGCCTGATACAACTTCATTAGTATACGCATCATCTCTCATATAATGAGCCAGCATCCGCAACTCTAAACCACTTGCGTCAATGCCAACTAATTTATATCCTTTCTTAACTGTCCAAAGTTCTCTGCAATCAGGACCATAGGGACTACCGCTATTGGGAACCTGCGCCATGTTAGGGCTGTGGTGTGTCATACGACCTGTGACTGCGCCGTTAGTAATGACCTGTCCATGCACACGACCATCAGTTTGAATAGCATCAATCCAGCTTTCAACTTGTGCTATCCGCTTTTGTAACATCAAGTACTCAGCGATGGCTTTCGCTTCTGGGATGTCGATGCCTTCGAGCGTGGTTTCGTCAACGATGATGTTACCTTTCTGGGTACGCTTTTTCGGCTTCCAGCCTTTTTCAATGAGCCTTTCTGCGATTTGCTGGCGACTTCCGGGATTGAAGTCTTCCACGATGTCGGGAAGGGGTCTACCTGTTGTTTTGTGGGTGCGACCAGATGTGACTTTGGCAGGAAAGATGCTCTGCATTTCAACGCAAATAGCGTCCAACTTAGTTTTAAGAACAGATAGTAATTGTAGAGCTTTAGCTTCATCGAATCTGAATCCACTTCGCTCTTGCTCTGCGATGATGAACGCAACTTCGTGTTCGAGTTTGATACTTTCTTTTGAATAATCATTTGACATCTCCTTGGTTAAATGTTCATACAGCTTCTGTGTTACTAATGTGTCTTGAATACAATAGTCAAGCATCTCTTGAGTAAGACCGCCATTAAAAGATTCAAAACTACTCTTAAAGAATCCTATACGCTTACCCCATTCAGACAGACTGTGACCGCCGTCTAATTGCGGATTATATAAGCGAGACATAACTAATGTGTCAACAATCTTTTCTTCCGCAATCGTTATTTTCCATAAGTTCTTTAGAACAGGCACATCAAAGAAAATTCCATTGTGAGCAATAATCTGCTCTGCTCTGTCTAAGAAATTCTGCAGCCCAACAAAGTTCTGCCAAATATGCACTTGGTTTGTATCAATGTCACGAGCAACGACACACCAAATCTTGTCGGGAAATAAATTGGTTTCAATATCAAGAACGATTCTCATTCGATTATTGTAACCAAATCTGCAAGATTAATCAAGTATAGTTTAGAAGTATTATCATCCCCACCACGCACAACTCTAGGTTTATTATCTGCAATATATCGTTTTAAGACAGGCACCGGAAACACGAGTGTCATTATTAGTTCACCATTTAATGCTAGATTATGAAACCAGAAGTCTGATTGTGTTACAGCAATGCCACTAGGATGTCCACGACTCTCAAATTCAATTACAATATTACCCGTTGAATTCCATTTATCTCGCTCAGTCTTAACTTCAATCTTACTGTTCTGAAATATATCAGCAATCTTTTGTTCAAAGATTTGTCCATATTCCAAATCAATATCAAATCGATTATCGTTGTTCAGTTTCATTTAAGATTAATCCAGAGTCCTATTTGCGCTGCAGCATAACCTATCCAAATCAATGCATTAGACATACTGCCTTTGCTTAATTGTAACACACCGACAACTAAATAGCCAATGCCAGTAGCTCCGACAATATAGTGTTCAAGACTCATTTCTTTTTAACTACTTTCTTTTTAGCAACAATCGGTTCTTCAACAACTGGTTGTGGTCTGGGTGTCTCAAACATTATCGCCAATAGTTCTTGAATCTCAGGTTCTGTTGCAACCCAACGACTACCATCATTGAAATGAATCTCTCTGTCAATGATATAAGTAACATTCTCAGGATTAATAAGCCTGTCGCCAATTCTTAGTAGTTTACTCATCGCCCATTCTCTCTAGTTCGTGTTCAGCTAATGCAGTAGCTGCTTTTAAACTCTTGATTAATTGTTTTACATCGTCACGGTGGTCATGATGGATAGAACCGCCAACGAAATACATTTCTAAAGTCTGACGCACAACTTCTTTTAATGTGCTTTTAAATGTAACAGGGTCATCGCCATCACCAATGTAGAATCCATACTCCATACTGCCATTCTCAGCAACCCAGATAAAACTGTCTATCTTAACTGTTTTTGTAGTCATTTTTGCTCCTTTTTCAAATACGAATCAATTGCATCATCAATCTCTTGACCTAACATCCACTGCCATTTAGTCATGTCGCCGTTGCACAGAATCACAGATGGTGCTGCAATCTCAGGGTCAACATCCCACGATGCACTGCGTAGCCAGAGATAGCGTTCAGAATTCCTGTACACTTCTTGATTGTCTTGAATCTTGCTAAATACATTACGATTGAGTTCTTTTAGTCTATCAATCTCGGTGCATAAATCAGTGATGATTTTGCGGGTGACATGAT